AATATCATCTATTCTCAGACCAATATGAATATGCTGGTACTGCTGACTTAATTGTAAGATTTCAAGATAAATTATGGTTAATGGACGTTAAAACATCAAACTCTATCCATACTTCATATAACTTACAGTTAGCTGCGTACGCTAAAGCATGGAATGAAACACATAATGAGAAAATTGAAGAAGCAGGCATTATATGGTTAAAAGCAGCTACTCGTGGAGCAGCTAAGGATAAAGTACAAGGAGCTGGTTGGCAGTTGAAAAATATCGGAGATATTGATGATAATTTCAAAATGTTCCGCCATGTATATGAACTTTATAAATTAGAAAACCCAGAAGCTAAACCATCCACAGAAACACTACCAACAGTAATTAAGTTGTAATCATATTTATCTGTGTATGGTAACTATTAAAGAAATATATAATGAACTAGTCGAAGCGGCTAGTCCGTCAGCTGTGGCGTATTTTCCTGGGAGTTTTAAACCTCCCCATAAAGGTCATTTTAACGCTGTTAAAAGCTTAGCATCTCGTCCATTTGTTACACAAGTGGTTGTTATAATAGGTCAAAAGGAAAAAAACGGTATAAACGCCAACATGAGTAAAGACATTTGGAATATATACTTAAAAGCGCAACCTAATCCTAAAGTTAAGGTTAGAATAGCTAGTGATGCATCTCCTGTTAAAGATATATTTGATATTTTAGACAAGGATTTAAATAAAATTGCTTATGTAGCTGCTACTATGAGTGATCCTGATGATCAAGGATATGTTGAATCTTTAACTAAAGCGTTTGGTGATAGAGTAAAACCACTTAATGTTGAAGAACAAACATTAGTTAATGGTCAAGTACTAACAAGTGATCAAATTCTTGCTTTAGTAGGTGAATTAAAACAATATGACTCTCAGCTTAAAACAGCTGATAAAGGTACTACAATATATAGCAAAGCTAGAAATGGATACTTAAATACATTAAACAAACTAAAAGCATGCTTCCCAGAATCAGTAATCCAAAAAGGATTATTTGATGATGTAGTTAGAATCTTAGGTGTTGATTTGTTTAGTCCTGATGAATTACAAGAAAATATATTCTCAATTGGATGGTGGAGTGATGTGTTAAAAGAAGAAGAATATAAACTTGACGTTAAACCTACAGTTAAAGCTAAAGATGTTGACCCTAAAGAACTAAAGAAAGGTATTGCAGTTGAGAAAGAACACACAACAGATCTTAAAACTGCTAAACGAATAGCTTTAAATCATTTAGGTGAAGATCCAAAATACTATACTAAATTAGCTAAAGCTAAATTAGAAGAAGAACAAAACGGTAACTTAGACTCTATAAATGATTTTATAAAATTTGCTGTTGATACTTTAGAATTACAACAAGTACCTAAAATAACTTTTACAGATGATGAGGAATTAGCTAAGCAAATGCATTCATTAGGAATGTATAAACCTCAAACAGATGAGTTATTAGTTGTACGTGGTAATAGAATGATAGCTGATGTTTTAAGGACATTAGCTCATGAATTAGTACACCGTAAACAAAATGAATTAGGACAACTTGAACCTGGGTCTGGAGCTACTGGATCACCAGTTGAAAATGAAGCTAACGCTGCCGCTGGTGTTTTATTAAGATTATATGGTGCTAAAAATACTGATATATATGAAGCTATAAAATTAAATGAAGTAGGTGAAATTAGTAATCCATTTGATTGGAAATATGATTTTGCTGATGATGATGGAAACTATTTTTACTCATTTAATTCTCCCCAAAACAAATACTCAGTAGGCATCAGTTGGAGTGGAGATGACTCATACGAAGTATTATTTAATACTGAAGGTGAGATGGGTCAAGATACAGGTGAAGGAGTAGCTATGAGAGTATTATCCACTGTAACAGCTATAACACTTGATTTTATAGATAGAATTGATCCTGAAGAAGTTATTCTTAGACCTATACAAACTAAAAAAGCAGGTGATAAAGTAGATACAAGACGTTTTAATGTTTATGGAGCTTATTTAAGAAAAAATTTGCCTTCTGGCTATAAATTAATAACTTTAGGAGATACATACCGCATGATAAAAAATAGATAGGTTATGAAATACACAATATATTGTGACATGGATGGCGTACTTGTCAACTTTGTCCAAGGTTATAAAGAGTTAACAGGGATAGATACTTCCACTTATGTTCAAGGTAATGCTAATTTTTGGGCTCCTGTAGACGCAGAAGGTGCAGCTTGGTGGGCTAATTTAGATTGGATGCCTGATGGTCCTAATCTATGGAATTATATTAAAAAATATAACCCATATATTTTATCATCTCCATCACGTAGTAACAGTTCTAGAGTAGGTAAGGATGCTTGGTGTAAAATCAACATACCAAACCAATATAGAAAACTATTACTTTATCCTAGACATGAAAAACAAAAATTTGCTGGCCCTAATCATATACTAATTGATGATATGGCTGAAACCATTAAGGAATGGAATAATAAAGGTGGTATAGGCATACTTCATAAATCAGCTGCTACTACTATATTCACACTTAAAACTCTTGGATTATGAGTGAAACTAACTTAAAACGTGAATTTTCCAAACGTGATGTTCAACGTATGAGAAATATCATCACTGGTAATACTGGTGGTGCTACTGGTGTTCAAGCTGGTTATGAAAAACAACAAAACGAACATATTGAAGGTGATATATGGGAAGAAAATGGTCGTAAATGGACTATTAAGGATGGTATTAAAAAGACAATGTCTAAACTTAGCCACTTTAAAAAATTAACACTACTACCAATAGCTTGTCCTACCTGTTCCCAGCCCATGAAGAACACAGAGTACAATAAAAAAATGTATTCTATACATAAGATGTGTATTGATTGTGTAGCTAGAATGGAAACTAAGTATAAAATAGAAGGTAAATATGAGAGTTACGCTAAAGGTATACTGAACGCTAATAAAAATAATGAGCTTGATGACTTTGAAGCAGCTGTACAAGATTGGCTAACTTCACAAAATGATACGTTTGTTTCTGAAGCAGGCGATATAGAGTCATGGAAAGGTGGTAAAATAAGCGAGCTTGAAATTAAAAACATCAAAGAATACATAGCTAAGTTACGAGCAACAGAATTATAATCTTTGGCACCCTATTTATATTTATATAGGAATAATTCTAGCTTAAATGGAAGTAACAGTAATAACTAAAAATAGCCAACCAATGGCTGATTTTGTATCAACCTTATTGGAATCTCGCAACCAAGCCCATGTATTTCATTGGCAAGTTCAAGGTGAAGGATCAGATGCTAGACATAGAGCATTAGAAACATACTATGATGAAATTGTTGATTTAATTGATGAATTAGTTGAATCATATCAAGGTCGTTATGGAATACTACGTGGTTATAAAGGTAACGCTGAATATCTTGAAAATCAAAGTGAATTAAAATACTTTGAAGCACTTTGCATGTATGTTGAAAAAAATCGCGGCTCATTACCTCAAGACTCATACATCCAAAACCAGATTGATGAAATAGTAAAGTTAATTGAAATAACTAAGAATAAACTAATAAACTTACGTTAATGAGATTAGTTGATATATTAAAAGAAGGTCTAGAAGATCATGCTAAATATGAACTAACCAAAGCTGGTTTGTTTGATAAAGATTCTGACTATGGTGGAATGATAGGTAAAGCTGTTTTAGAACTAACCCAAACATTTGCTAAACAAGGTCATAGTGGTATGAGTGCCGCTTGGGTTAGAGAATTATTTAATAAACTAGCTAATTATGAAACATTAACTCCAATCACTAACGAAGCTGAAGAGTGGAATGATATTACTGAATATAATGGTAATGGTAAACAATTATTCCAAAATAAACGTAATCCTGCTGTCTTTTCTAAAGATGGAGGTAAAACATGGTATAATGTAAATGAAAAGACTATTAAAGAAGGAATTAAAATAGGTCTTACTCAATATAAAACATTACTTAAAGAAGAAGAAAATCCAATAGTATATAAGATAAAGGGTATTCTTGTTACCAACACTGAAATACGTGGACAAACTGATATTTTATCTGATATTCGTTCTTTATCAGGTATCACAATTGTATCAAGCAAAGAATTACGCCCTGACGCTGAAGTGACAGATAATCCTTATTTTTATTCTGAATTGAGTGTTAAGATTGATCCACATCCTTATTTAGGTAAAGGTGGATTTGGTAGAACTAATCTAGAAAATCTAATTAAAGCTATTAACCGTATTCAAGGTGTACGTAATTTTAAAATTACATCTAAAGTAACATCTGCAAAACCATACTAATGAAACTACTTAAACTCATACAAGAACTAGAAAAACCAACTCAGATATACTCCCCAGGCTCTGAACCAGAGAAAACATCTGGCGGTAAAGAATCTGAGATATTACCTAGTGGTGAAGTAGTATATTATGATAATATTAGATTATCTAATTTAACTAAAGCACTTAAAAAAGAAATTAAAAAATTTGACACGAGAAATCCTGGCAAAATAAAAAATATTTCTGGTATTAATAGAGCATTAGATCAAATTACAGGTATACTTAAACAAGCTAACTAATGGACTTAAGAGATATAATACACCAAATAGATGAAACTCAAGACATTCATGGTCCTAAGTTATCATTAAATGAAAATAAAGCTAATTTATCTGAAGGTCTTCAATATCATATTGATAATGATCTTCAACTAATTGAAAATATATACCGTCCATTATCTATTAATTATTTTGCTTTATTTCGTGAAGCAAGACAATTATATAATGATGGTAAAATATTAGTATCAACTGCTGATAGAGAATTACTTGAAACTCAAATAGGTGAGTTTGGAGAATATAATGGGATTAAAGTTCCATTAGACTATATCATAACAGAAGGTGAGTTGGAAGAAGAAAAAAAAGTACAACTTGGTAAACCAAAACGTGGTGGTTCTAAAAAGTTTTATGTATTTGTTAAAGATCCTAAAACTAAACGTGTTAAAAAAGTATCATTTGGTATGGCAGGTGGTGGGTTAAGAGCTAAACTTAATAACCCACAAGCACGCCGTGCCTTTTCTAATCGCCATAATTGTCCTCAGAAAAAAGATAGAACTAAAGCTTCATATTGGAGCTGTCGTTTACCTCGTTATGCAAAACTATTAGGATTTAAAACAACATTTAGTGGATATTGGTAATGATTAGTTTAATTCAAATATTAAAAGAAGGAAAAATCGAATACCCTGCTGATCATCAGCCTGGTATGCGTGTGACTAAAGGTGGTTCAATGTGCGCTAATTGTGAATATTGGATCGCTGAAGGTAATTTATGTAATAACCAATATTGGCTCCAATGGAATGATGGCGATGAGCAAGTTCCATACCCCGCCGATGAATATTGCTGTAATTGGTGGCATGCTAAATAAATTAACATGAGTCAACCATATACAGACTTATTAGTTACAAGTGAATATATAATTAGGGAATTTGATGAAAACATTGACCCTATAGAATTAATGTGGCATCGAGATGATGAAAATAGAACAATAGAAATAATTGGGAATACTGATTGGATGATACAGTTAGAAGATAAATTACCAACTTCAATGAATAATCCAATATTTATCCCTAAACATGCGTGGCATAGAGCCATAAAAGGAACAGGTAATTTAAAACTTAAAATATATAAATGTTAAATAAAATGTTAAACACTATTAATTCACCTGAAGCTAACGCGGCTGGGGTAATTACAACATGCCTGACAGCACTTAATAGTTTCTTTCAGATGTTTAATCCTGTATTAACAGGTATATTTTATATAGCATCTATAGCATGGTTAGCTGTTCAAATATATTATAAAGTAAAAAACAAAAATAAAAATGGGTAAAGAATTAGTTCGCGCCTTAATTACTGAAACAGTAAAAGATCGCATTAAACAAATTAAAGAAAAAGCTGAAGCTAGTAAAACAGCACACGCTAAAGACGTGGTTAAAATCCTAGAAGATGAAGCTAAAGTACTTGATAAATTAGCTACTGCTGTTAAAAAAGAATATGACAAGCATGACTTTGGTGAGTTAAAGAAAGAATTAGATCGTCTTGAATCATTACGTGATTCTAAATTGGCTAAGGCTGAAGCTTTAAAGAAAAAGCACATGGCTGGTGAGAAAAGCGATAAGAAAAAGAAAATTGAAGAAAAACTAAAACCTAAAATGGGCGCAGGTGCTTATGTTAAAGATTTTGAAAAATCTAAAGCTCCACAGTTCAAAGGTAAGTCTAAAGAGAAAAAACAAAAAATGGCTATCGCCGCTTATCTATCAGCTAAGGGTGAGAAGAAAAAATAATGATTAACCTAAAAGACATATTAGTTGAAGCTCTACTTGAGAAAAAAGCAGACAGATGTAAACGCATAGCTGATAGACGCTATGATAAACCATCAGCTTATAAATCAGGAGCTATAGTAAGATGTCGTCAAGGTAAAATTTGGAAAGACCTCAAAGAAGATGATTTAGAAGAAGCTAAACAAGTTGGTATTTTATATCACTGGACATCATTAAAAAATTTAGAAGATATAATTAAAACTAATACCATACGCCCCGCCTATTCTGAGTTTGATGATGAAGATCAAGGGGTTTCTTTAACTCGAAGCAAAAACAAACATCAATTTGGAATATCTGAAGCAGCAGATTGTGTTATAGTTTTAGATGGAGATAAATTATCTAATAATTATAAAATTAAACCATATAATGATTTAGAAGTAGCTCAGTATGATGATTTTGGTGTTTTTGATGAAATGGAAGAAAGATTATTAGGTTCTATTAAAAATTTAAACAAATATGTAGTAAAAATCATACTGTATAAATCAGATCCTAAAATTGAATCTTTATTAAAAGAAAAAAATATACCCTACGAATTAAATTTAAATGAATCACTACATAAGTGGTTTTCAAGAAAAGGAGGCGCTGGCAAAGAAGGTGGTTGGGTTGATTGTAATACATGCCGTAAAGTAGATGGTAAAACTAAGTGTAAACCTTGTGGTAGAAAAGAAGGTGAAAAACGAGCTAAATACCCGTCATGTCGACCAACACCCGCAGGATGTAAAAGACCAGGCAAAGGTAAAACTTGGGGTAAAACAAAATAATATGAAATTACTTAATATACTTAAAGAAACTTTAGATCCTGTTGGTAAAGAAGACAGTGATATAAATAATGATGGTAAAGTAGATAAAACTGATAAGTATTTATCTGCTCGTCGTAAAGCTATATCTAAAACTATTAAAAAAGAAGGTGAAGACCATGAAGTGTCTATGGCTCAAAGTAGTTTAAAAGTAATAATTCAATCCGCCCAAGAATTAATGACTAAAATGGGTCAAGAAGAAAAAGATATACCTGGATGGATTCAAGATCACATCACTAACGCTGAGAATTATATTAATCAAGCTAATAAAGGATACCACGAACTATAATGGATAATAAAAATATATTAAGAAGTTATTTAGCTACTGAGCTAAAAAAGTCATTCAGCGAGGTTGAAGATGATACATTAGACACTGTTGATGATACTGTAGATGATGTTGAAACACCTACTGAGCCTGAACCTACTCCTTCTCCTGAGCCTGAAGAAGAACCAAAATCTCCTGAAGAAAAAGCGTTTGAAGAGAATCCATTAGAATTTATTCTAAACAAATATCCATCATTAGATGAAACTTTAATCACTCTATTAACATCAGATTATAGAGATTATATTACAGGTATTTATATTATTGCTCCTAAACCAACTAAGTTTAAGGTTGTATTACATAATAATCAATCGTTTTACTTAACTTATATGGGTAAAACATATGAGGCTACTATATCAGGCAAACGTTATTACTTAATTGGATTAGGTGATATTCAAAGAGCCACAATGGCTTTATCTAACTTATTAACATTAGGAGCTCCTAAAGACGGACTTGAAGGACCAGCTGATGTTATGACTCCAACAGCTGAAGAAAAAGGCAAAGAAGAAAAAGGAGCCGCAGCACCAGAAGAAAAACCAGCTGGTGGTGAAGGCGAAGAAGTAGAACTTAAAGAATCAACTATGAATATTCAAAACGAAGCTGTTAGAACAGCTGAAATTAGCGAAGGTGATAGATTCACAGTAGCTACAGACATGGGTAAGTTTAAAGCTGGAGACAAAGTAACTGTTGATAGCATTGAAGCTTATGGTAATGATGTTAGAATTTATATGTCTACTGATAGTGGAACTAAAGATTTTATTATTGTAGATAGAAATGATGACTCAATTGATTTAGATTACTCTATTGATGAATCAGACATATATGGTATAGCGGGTGATCCTGAAAAAGAATCAGATATGAAAGCCGCTAAACTAGGAGCTGGTAAAGAAAAAGTTAAGAAAGCAGTAGTTGCTTATAAAAAACTACTTAAGAAATATAAAGAATTAGACCGCACTGATCCTAAAAAAGCAGCGGTTTCAAAGCAAATGGTAACTCTAGTAGCAGCCACCAAAAAACAGTTTGGTGTTGACTTAGAGACAATTGCTTCAAAGTAAGTTTGGCTAACCGATCTAGATTAGCTATCATTATCTTAATTTTACGTATATCGTTATGATAGAAAACAAAAAGAAACGACTATTCTTTGACATAGAGACTAGTCCAAACATCGGCTTTTTCTGGTCAGCTGGTTATAAGCTAAACATTCCATACTCAAACATTATAAAAGAACGTGCTATCATCTGTATCTGCTACAAGTGGGAAGGTGATGATAAAGTATATTCGTTGAATTGGGATAATAACCAAGACGACAAGAAAATGTTAGAAAAGTTTATGACAGTTGCTAATGAAGCTACTGAGTTAGTGGGCCACAATGGTGATAGATTTGATCTACCATGGATCAGAACACGTTGCCTATACCACAGAATACCTGTATTTCCTACTTACACTACAATTGACACATTAAAGCATTCACGCTCTAAATTCAGATTCAACTCAAATCGCTTAGATTATATATCTCAGTTCTTGAAAGTTGGTGAAAAATTAGAGACAGGATTTGACTTATGGAAAGATATTGTACTAAATAAAGACAAGGAAGCGTTAGAAAAAATGATTACATATTGTAAGAATGATGTGGTTATACTTGAAAAAGTATACCATGAACTTTCAAATTATGTACCTCATAAAACACATTATGGTGTATCTAATGGTGGTGAAAAATATTCATGTCCTGAATGTGGTTCAAATGATTTGCGCTTTTCACAACGTCGTTATACAGCAGCTGGTACACCACGTATTCAATTACAATGTAATGAATGTCATAAGTATCATACCGTGTCTAATACAGCATATGAAAAGAAATTAGCTGCTGAAGACGCCGCTGCGGAATTATAAGTCATTTAATATTTATCACTGATATGGCAACACAAACACTTAAACAGCAATTAGTTAACGAGATAACAGTTGACTTACTTAAAGAAGAAGCAGTTGATATTTCTCGTGAAGAACTAGTACAGAAAATTAAAGACACTAAAGGTGCTTACTTCACTGTAACTTTTATTAAGAAAGATGGTACAGAACGTACAATGAATGCTCGTTTTGGTGTTACTAAGTACTTAAAAGGTGGTTCATTACCTTATGATCCTATCTCTAAAGGCTTACTACCAGTATTTGATCAAAAAACAGGTGAATATAGAATGATTAATACTGCTACTTTACTTTCAGCTAAGGTTAGTGGTGAAGAATATAAAGTGAAATAACATAACATGAAAATCCAACTTAATGAAATTAAAAGAATGCAGCAATTAGCTGGTATTTTAAAAGAAGAACAAGATATTGATTATTTTAGTCCTGATAGAACTCGAGGAGGATATGAATATGCTCAATATTGGGATGATGCTAATAATGAATTAGAGTTAGGATTTGATGAAGATAAAGATCTTTTAGATATAGCTAATAACGCTGATGAACCGTGGCAGAGAGCTTTTGCTAATCAAGTAATTAAAGATGCAAAAACAAAAATTGATTCCTTTTTTGGAAGTGCAATACAGGAATATCAACTTTTTAAAAATATAGTTAAAAAAGCATATGAAGATAACAATCCTTTTTAATTAAACATACAGAACAGATTCATTGCCTGTTCGCCTCATTAGAGGTTCTATATAAATTAGGAGTAGTGGCCCACCCAAAAGGTGGGCCATCTCTTTGGCCTACTAAGATTAAATAGTTAATTTTAGAATATGAATATCTTTTATATCCACTCAGACCCAATCTTAGCTGCTAAGGATTTATGTGATGATCATGTTCGCAAAATGCAAATTGAATCAGCGCAAATGCTTTGTACTACTCATTGGGCTTTAGGGCATGAAGCACCATATAAACGTGCTCATTTTAATCACCCATCAACTAAATGGGTTAGAGAATCAATCCAACATTATAGATGGCTTGTAGAACATGGTTTAGAAGTATGTCGACAGTTTACTTCACGCTATGGTAAACATCATAAAACACAAGATGTACTTGAATGGTGTAAATTAAATGAACCAAGTATTCCTGACATTGGTTTTGCTCCTCCTCCACAATGTATGCCTGAAGAATATAAGAATATAGACACAATAGAGGCATATAGAACTTACTATATTCAAGATAAAATAAAAATTAAACAATTAAATTGGAATAAATTAAATAATAAACCAGAATGGATAAAAAAATCGTCATTGTTGGCGCTGGCGTAGCAGGTATTAACACAGCAACTAAATTAGTAGATAATGGATATCCTGGTGAGTTAATCACCATTATAGACAAAGGAAATGACCCACATAATCGTCTACCAGAAGAGGTAATGACTGGTATGCTTGGCGCTGGTGGATGGAGTGATGGTAAATTAACATATCACACATCAATTGGTGGTCAATTAGCTAAGTATTGCGGTGAGGAAAAAGCAATGGAGTTGATGAAACAAGTAGTAGATAACTTTACTCGTTTCCACCCTAAGCCAGAAGAAATCTTTATGTCTGACCCACAAGAAGAACCTGAATTTATTAAACCGTATTTTGGTTTGAGAATGTTTCCTGTATGGCACATTGGATCTAATTTCTTACATGAGATTGCTAAAACATGGTATCAATATTTGTTAGATAAGGGTGTTAAGTTTAAATGGAATACTGAAGTAACTAAGATTGAATTTGAACAAAGTAATGTTTATATATTAGATGATCCTAACTCTGAAATTGGTGGTTGGATGAACTATGATGAATTAATATTTGCAGTAGGTAAATCAGGTATTGATTTTGCTCAAAAATTAGCTGATGACTATAAATTACCTAATGAACCTAAATCAGTACAAATTGGTGTTCGATTTGAAGCACCACAAAAATATTTTCAAAAACTAATTGATGTTAGTTATGATTTTAAATTATACCAGAAATTTGATAATGTATCTTTAAGATCGTTCTGTACTAACAATAATGCTGCTTATGTAGCAGTAGAAGAAACTTATGGTGATGTTAGTTATAATGGTCACGCTAAGAAAGGTGAAGAATTTAGAAATGATATGACTAACTTTGGTATCTTAATGGAAATTAAGGGTATTGAAGATCCATTTAAATGGAGTAGAGATGTAGTACAAAAACTACAGAAGGATGGAAAAGGATTATATTATTCACCAAAAAATACTCGTCAACCTGGATTAACATCAGAAGGAACAACTGTATCTGCTTACCCTGTAGATAATTTAGTTAGATTTTATGAAGTATTAGGACAATATGCTACATACATTCATGATTTTATATTATCAATGAATAAAGTATTTGAATTTGGTGATGATTGGGGAATGTATATTCCTGAGGTAAAGTACTTATCACCTGAACCATTAGTAAACTACCATAATTTGTCATTAACAACTTATCCAAATGTTTACTTTGTAGGAGATGCTTTAAGTGCTCGTGGCATCACAGTATCAGGTGCACATGGTATTTATGTAGCTGAAAAATTAATTCAAAGAAGTCATCTTGAAGAATTAACTCAATAATTTTTAAGTTTGGATTATTAAAATTATATTTTTACCTTTATAAAAATTCAATGCGTATGGCAAAACAAAACTTAGAACCTGTAAGAAAATTAAAGAAACCGGATGGAACAACAGTTTATATGTTAAATAATAAACTACATAATTGGGAAGATGCAGCTGTAATCCATCCAGACGGCAAAAAAGAATATTGGTTATTTGGATTTCAATATACAAAAGATCAATTTATAGACCGTAAACGTGATGTGAATGGTGTACCACCCGCTAAGGATCCCAAATATGACACTCGTCTCTAACTAATATTTATATTCATGAAAATAGGATTATGTGGAACAATGAGTGTAGGTAAGACAACGCTAGTTAAAGCGTTATCTGAACTACCTCAATTTAAAGATTACCATTTGGCGACTGAACGTAGTAAATATCTACGTGACTTAGGTATTCCTTTAAATACTGATTCTACAGTTAATGGTCAAATAATATTTTTAGCTGAAAGATCTGCTGAATTATTACGTGATAATGTACTAACTGATAGAACAATATGGGACGTATCAGCGTTCACTATGTTAGCTAAATCAATAGATACTGGTTTTAAATCAACATTAATTAACACCGCTATGATATTAAAAGATCAATATGATGTGGTTTTTTATATTGATCCTGCTGGAACTGTTATTGAAGATAACGGTGTTCGTGAAACTAATGTTGAGTATAGAGCTAATATAAACCAAGAAATATTGCGTCTACTAGCACTACATGCTCCTAAAAAATTAGTTGTTCTTAGTGGTCCCACTGAAGAACGAGTTAAAACGATTTTAGAACATATTTAATATTTATACAAAACAACATATCATGGCATTTGATTTTCAAAAATTCATTCTCGAACATAGACTAAAAACTAAAGTCGAATTAAGCGAGATGGCACGTGTAGCTGCGGTGGCTTTTAAATTAGCACCTGACTACGAAAGTAAACTAATGAACGTTAAAATAGGCGCTGCTCATAAAGCAATGATCGAGTACTTAAAATCTAAAGAAAATGAACCTCATACAGTAGGTGATATTTCACGAGCAATAGGCAAAGATTCAGCTTCTATTAACCAACCATATTTTAGAGAAAACTTAGTTAACGTTATCTTTGAACCAGTTCCTATTGGAGCTGCTACTACTAAACCAAAAGTAGAAGATGAAAATGATGTGTTTGTTGAACCTCAAGATATCCAATCAGGTAAAAGATTATCTAAGATAATTGATCCTGAAGATATGGTGTTAGGTAGTGATATTGAAGATGATCTTGAAGCTGGTGTTTTATCATTTGGTCCTGAAGGTGGTGATGAAGAAGAAGAACCATCTGCTTCTGACATTGAAAAAGCTGAGCCTGCTGCTCCAACAGGTGCTAAAGGTAAAGCAGCTACATTCACACTTGATAATGATCGTTTACTTCAGAAACTAATCAATTCATATGCTGCTTCTAAAACTAAAGTTAAAGAAGCTAAAAGTAGTGAAGACATAGGTGGTATGTCAAGTAAAGATATTAAAATGTCAGACAAGAAAAGTAAAGAAGCAGCTGCTGCTAAACTACCTGAACTTGTACAACAAATAGTTGATAAAATTAAAGCTGAAGATCCTGACGTACAAGAAGCAATATTAGATATTTTATCTAGTAAGTTTAGTAGTGTTGGTTATTCTTCATTATATAAGAGAATAGCTAAAGAAGTAGGAGTTAAAGCTAAAGACACTTCAAAAGAACCAGAAGTAGATAGTGAAGAAGGAGAAGAAGATTTAGCAGAAGCAATAAATGAATTAGTTAAGCAGTTAAATAGTTTATAATGAAAAAATATATATTACCTATCCTTATTCTTTTATTGTTATGTTGGATAGTGTTTGATAAAGTTAAAGACTTTGGTTTAAGTACTGAGTTCACAGCTAAACAAGATAGTTTAGTTCATGCTGTTGATAGTTTGAAATTAGAAATTGCTAAAGATGATGCTGAAATTGATTCTTTAGATGTAGTAGCTGTTGAATTACAATATAAAATAGATCACCAAAAAGCTAAAGTTAAAACTATTGTTGAGTATATTGAAGTAGAAAAAAACAATATTGATGGTTTTTCTAATCCTGAACTAGTAAGTTCATTTAACAATCGCTACCCAGCAGACACAATTACTAATCCACTATTAGTAGCTCAACCAGTATTAGTTAGCGCTGCTAAGGATTTAGTAGAATTAGATGGTGCTAAACAAATCATTGTGTTAAAAGATAGTTCAATAGCAACATTAGAATCTCAAGTAGCGGTTAAAGATACAATAATATCTAAGTATGTTTCTAAAGAAAACAACTATAAGAATATTATGAATAACCAACAAACACAAATCAAAGATTGGAAGTTTCAATATAGTGCGTTACAATTAGAAAATACTAAATTAAAAGCTAAAAATAAATTCACTAAAATAGGCGCTGGTTTAATAACTGGTGGTTTAATATATTTAATGTTAGCAAAATAAGCCCCGCTATAGTCTCAGTATTATAGCTCTGAAGTCTAGCCCCGTAAGGCTAGACTTTTTTTATATATTTATATACAACAATTGTATATGAGTGAACAGCAAAATATAAAAGAAATAATTAAACAGGAGTTTGTTAAGTGCGCTCAAGACCCTGTTTATTTTATGAAAAAATACTATTGGATCCAACACCCACAACGTGGTAGAATCCAATTCAATCTATACCCATTCCAATCAGCTGTATTAAATCAGTTCCAAAAAAATCGTTATAGTGTAGTTAATAAATCAAGACAATTAGGTATCTCTACTCTAGTATCTGCCTATTCTCTTTGGTTAATGTTATTTAATAAAGACAAAAACATACTTTGTATTGCTACTAAGCAGGAAACTGCTAAAAACATGGTTACTAAAGTAAAGTTTGCTTATGACAACTTACCCACTTGGTTAAAAGTAAAATCAGTAGAAAATAACAAACTATCTCTTAAATTAACAAATGGGTCTCAGATTAAAGCAGTTGGTGCTACAGGTGATGCAGGTAGATCTGAAGCCGTATCTTTACTGTTACTAGATGAAGCTGCATTCATTGAAGGTATAGATGAGATTTTTGCTTCTGCTCAACAAACCTTGGCCACTGGAGGTCAATGTATAGCTATTTCTACTCCATATGGTACAGGTAACTGGTTCCATAGAACATTCACTGGAGCTGAAGCTGGATCAAATGGTTTTATAGCTATAAAATTACCTTGGACTGTTCATCCTGAAAGAAACCAAACTTGGAGAGATGAACAAGATGCTATTCTAGGAATTAGAAACGCCGCTCAAGAATGTGATTGTGACTTTAGCACTTCAGGTGATACAGTAGTTGAACCTGATATTTTAAATTGGTATATTCAAACATACCAAGCAGATCCTATTTTAAAAGGTGGTTTTGATGGTAACTTATGGCGTTGGGAATTTCCTGACTATACTAAACAATATATGGTAGTAGCTGACGTTGCTCGAGGTGATGGTAAAGACTATTCTGCATGTCATGTTATTGATATAGCTGAAGCTAAACAAGTAGAAGAATATAAAGGACAACTTGGTACTCGTGATTATGGTCATTTACTTGTATCAATAGCCACTGAATGGAATAACGCTTTATTAGTGATTGAAAACGCTAATATAGGTTGGGATACTATTCAAACTGCTATAGATAGAGGATACCAAAACTTATTCTACTCTTCTAAATCAGACACTTCTAATATCACAATGGAAAATTTTTTAAATAGAAGTGAAAATAACTTAGTACCTGGTTTTACTAACTCAACAAAAACTAGACCACTTGTTGTTTCTAAACTAGAAGCATATATGAGAGAACGTGCTTGTATTATTCAATCACGTCGTACATTAGAGGAATTAAGAACATTTATTTGGAAAAATGGTAAAGCACAAGCCAATGATGGATATAATGATGACCTTGTGATGGCATTTGGTATTAGTATGTTTTTACGTGATACTGCTTTAAAATTTAATCAAGCGGGTATGGACTTAACACGAGCCTCACTTGGAAGTATAGGTAGATCTAATTATATTTCCTCGCCTTCCGTGTTTACACCAACTCCAACGGGTCCACAAAACCCATACCAAATGGATATTGGTAATAACCAAATGGAAGACATATCTTGGTTGCTTTAAAAAATATTTATAACATATACTACATAAATGGCTAATAATTCACTATTTGGTAACCTACGCAGACTCTTTTCAACTGACGTTATTATACGTAATGTTGGTGGTAATGAGTTAAAAGTGATGGATACAGGACGTATCCAATCAATGGGTGTACTACAAACAAATGCTCTTGTTGATAGATTCTCAAAAATATATACAACCTCTGGTGCTGGCGTATATAATCTAAACAACGTATACAACTACCAGACACTTCGTGTACAACTATATACAGACTATGAGGCGATGGATACAGATGCTATTGTGGCGTCTGCTCTTGATATTATAGCTGATGAAAGTACATTAAAAAATGAACACGGAGATATATTACAGATTAAATCATCTGATGAAAATATTAAAAAAATATTACAAAACTTGTTCTATGATGTGTTAAACATTGAGTTTAACTTATGGACTTGGATTAGAACAATGTGTAAGTACGGTGACTTCTATCTTAAATTAGAAATAGCCGAAAAATACGGCGTATATAACGTCATACCTTTCTCAGCTTACTCAATTATACGAGAAGAAGGTACTGACCGAGAAAACCCAACCTATGTGCGTTTTAAATACGATCCTACTAGCGTAGCTGGTACAACTATGGGTTATGGTAGTATGCCTTTACCATTACAAAACAATGATATCTATTTTGAGAACTATGAAATGGCTCACTTTAGATTACTAGGTGATATTAACTACTTACCTTATGGCCGCTCATATCTTGAACCAGGCCGTAAATTATTTAAGCAATATGTTTTAATGGAAGACGCTATGATGATTCATAGAATCATGCGCGCACCTGAAAAACGTATTTTCTATATGAACGTTGGTTCTATACCTCCACATGAAGTAGAAGGATACATGCAAAAGATGGTGTCTAAAATGAAAAAAACACCATATATTGATCAATCAACAGGTCAATATAACCTTAAGTTCAACTTGATGAACATGATGGAGGATTTTTATATTCCTGTTAGAGGTAATGACCAATCAACTCGTATTGATACTACAAAAGGTTTAGAGTACAATGGTATTGAAGACGTTAATTACTTAAGAGATAAGTTATTCGCTGCTCTTAAAGTACCTAAAGCGTTTATGGGTTATGAAAAAGATTTAACTGGTAAAGCTACATTAGCCGCTGAAGATATTCGTTTTGCTCGTACAGTAGAACGTATCCAAAGAATTGTTGTTAGTGAATTAACTAAAATTGCTTTAGTACATTTATATACTCAAGGCTATGATGGAAGTAATTTGACTAACTTCGAATTATCATTAACTACTCCATCAATTATATATGATCAAGAAAAAGTAGCGTTATTGAAAGAAAAAGTAGCGTTAGCTAAAGACATATTGGATGCTGAGTTATTACCAACTGATTACATTTACACTGATATACTTCATTTAAGTGAGGATCAATTCCAAGAATATCGTGACTTAATTGCTCAAGATAAGATGCGTAAGTTCCGTAATCAACAAATTGAAAATGAGGGTAATGATCCATCAACTAGTGGTCAAGCCTTTGGTACTCCACACCAACTAGCCGTGGCTTATGGTATGGGTAGAAAAGGTATGAACCCTGAAGAAATACCAACAGGATATAACGAGAAAAATCCAAATGAGCCAACTCATTTACCTGGTCGTCCTCAAAAATCTGATTCATTTATTAACAAACAAGATGATCCATTAGGTAAAGACCGTTTAGGTACTAAAGCTTATCAAGCAGGTAACGATCAAGAAGACGGAACTATCCGCCCTTCATATAAAGGCGGTTCACCACTCGCGTTAGAATCTACAGCTGTGTATCTAAAAAATAAAAAATCACTAGAGCAAATGCCATTTAGCCGCAAAGTGAATTTATTTGAACATGGTGATATGTTAGATGAGAACAATATCCGCGATGAAATTAAATAATATACATATTTATAAGTAGTGTACACTATATTGAATTATGAAAATTAAACACTCAAAGTTTAAAAATACTGGCATCTTGTTCGAACTATTAGTTCGTCAAATTGCGTCTGATACTTTAGCTAACGCTGACTCAAAAGCCGTTAGAATAGTAAAACGCTTTTTCACTAACAGTGAGCTAGCCAAGGAACATAAACTTTATCACACAATTGTGACCGCCCCAAGATTAAGTGAAGTAAAAGCCAATACTCTTGTAACAACAGTACTTGAACAAAGTAAAAAATTAAATAAAGAGCAATTAGGTAAAGAAAAATACAACTTAATTAAAGAAATTAAGAAACATTATGACTTGGAAAGCTTTTTTAAGTCTAAAATTACTAATTATCCTGTACTAGCAGCCACATACACATTATTTGAGTCTTCAAACAACGATAGCTTTATTGAACCTAAACAAATCGTTATAAATAAAATTACTCTTCTTGAACATATAACTAAAAAACCAATAGCCAGCGCTAAACCAACTGCTGAAACTATTGAAGAACAGTTCATGAAAGAAGATAAAAATGTTCGTCTTTTAGCATATAAAATGCTAATTGAAAAGTTCAATAGTAAGTATTCTAACTTATCAAATAAACAAAAGAATGTATTAAAAGAATACATTAATAATATAAATGATACAGCTAAACTTAAAGAGTTTATTAATGAAAACTTAACAATAGCTAAGAAAGAATTAAATACTCTTAAGTCTAAAATTAATGATAAAGTAATTGAAATTAAATTAACTGAAATTATTAGTTTTATTAAGCCTATTCCTTCTAAATCAACAGTTAAGGATGATCATATAGTTTCGTTACTACAATATTATCAGTTAATAGACGAAATTAAGAATACAAATGAATAGAGAAATACTAGAAGCATTAGTTCAAGAAGTATTAGATGAAATGTCTATGACTGGAACTGGTGCGTCTGTAACTCCTGGTACTGGTGAAGGTGTTGCTACAAAATATGCTTTTGCTAAAAAGAAAGACGGTAATAAAATCGCTAAAGACTATATCAAAACATTTGGTGGTTCTTTAGCTTCTTCTGTTCCTAATCGTGCTTCTAAAGCTATTGATTATAAAAAACTATTCCAAGAAAATTACGCTCGTTTTAGAAATGAAACTAAAACAAGAAATAAACCAGAACATTTCCATCAAGCAGTTAAAGCTGTAAAAAAGCGCGCTATGGAAATTAATAAGTTATATGAGTACATGGAGCGTTTAAAAATGGAATTAAGTGAAGGTGATGAAAATATTAAGTTTAAAAAGTACACTGAGAAAGCTTTAAATCAAATTAAAGCTATCATTAGTGATTTAAATAAAAAAGTTAAAAAATTAAAATAAAATGGCTAAAGCAAAGTCAGCGAGTAACAGCCAAAAAACAACTTTTGGCAAACGCAAAACAGGACCCGGTTCTGGACAAAAATCATATAACAAACACACTCCGCGCCCTAAAACTTATCGTGGACAAGGCAGATAATATTTATTAGCATGACAACATTAGAATTATACCGTAAACATAAAGCTGGCGAAGTATCTCGCGAGAAGTTTTTATATGAAGTAAGACGTGATAATAATATCCCATGGGTATTAAACACTACATCATATGATGATGCTATTAAGATCCTTAAAAACAAAAGTATTATTAGTGAAGAATATGATGGTGGACCTGAAGATTTAGCTAAAATGGCTAAAGATGAAGACAACACAGCTACACTAACAAGTGCTGAAGTAGTTAAACTATCAGCTAAAGCAGGACAAATAGTTCCAGATGCAGAAGCTGATTTAAATGATTTAGCTTCAGCTTACGGTGATAAAGTACCTAAACGTAAAGTAATAGATCTTTTAGCTAATTATGATATTACATTCGCTGACCTAAGAAAAGTTAAAGCATCAAAAGAAAAATGGTTATCTATGGATGACTTGATGAATAGAGGATATCTTGAAGAAGATGAAAATCTTGAAGAAACATCTCCTCAAGATGCTAAAGCAGTTGAAGATGCTATTAATACAGGTAAAATAGATCCTGAAAAAGTAAAATCAGCAGCTGAAAAAGCAGAAAAAGGTGACCCAACTGATTTAGCTTTACTTATGCTTAATGCTGGAAGATTATTTGAAGCTAAAAAAGGTAAGAAAAAACAACCAAAAGAATTACATATAGATGTAGCTAACCCATATGAATATCGTCATGGTATTCAACATGAGTTAACTGAAATGGATGATTATAGTGCTGAAGCACTTGAAAAAGCTAAATCTAAAGTATTAAAGAACTTAGCTAAAGATCCATTATTTTATTCTACTTTACTTAACCAAAAACAATCACCTTACAAATTCAAAGCACCTGAAACTGACAAACCAGGAATGCAGGCTAACGCTGATGGTACTTTAAAGAAAGGTGCTGGTAAAGTTGAAAAAGCAAACGTTAAAGATACTCAAGGTAAAAAAGAAGAAGGATCTAAACATCCTAAAGGTGTTAAAGAAATGACTATGACACCTAAAAAAGCCAAAGGAATTAAAAAGACTATGGCTGTACCTGGTAAAGAAAAAACTATTAAGCTAAAAGAAGGTATAAAACTTATGGATTTTTTTTTAGCCGAAGATAGAGCAATGTTCGCTGATGAACCTGCTGATGCTGAAAAATATAAAATAAAAAAAGATCTTAAAGGTAAAATAGTACAAGCCACTAACGATGAAGGTGACACATTCAGCATGAATGATGAAGCTATAGCAATTGATAATGGACAAAAAATTAAAATAGCTGGTTTTGAAGAATCTCAAGGTAAAGTAAAAGCATTATATAACGCTGGTATGTTTTTCTCATCAATTGATATCGATGGATTAAAACCAGTAAATAAAGGATTTAGACCTGGTGTTGATTTAGGTAAATCATTTGAGAAATTTAAAGGTATCAAAGAATACATTAAGTCTAAACTTAAAACAGAAGATGCTGCTAAAGACAATCAAGCAAAGCAAGCAGCAATTGTCGCGGCTGGTAAAGAATTAGATGCTTTAAGAAGTCAATTAAGTGGAATCAATAATGATACCGGTTTAAACCCAGACGAGAAAAATAAAAAGAAAGCGTTCTTACAATCAAAAATAAATGATGCCACTAAAAGAGCAGCAGATTTAAGATCAGGAAAAGTAACATACCCATAACATGAGCAAACAAGTTTTAATAGAATATTTTGCGTTTAAACCATCGCCTAAATCATTACATGAGGCTAAAACAAGCCGTGATGGAAACTTAATAGTTGAAGGTGTAGTACAGCGTGCTGATGCTACAAATGAAAACAGAAGAGTTTACCCTAAACCGGTACTTGAGCGTGAAGTAGAAAAATATATATCTGGCCCTATCGCTGAAAACCGCGCTTTAGGCGAATTAGACCATCCAGACTCATCAATCATTAACCTTAAAAACGTATGCCATAATATTAAAAAATTATGGTGGGATGGTGATGATTTAATGGGTAGTATTGAAGTATTACCTACACCTAGTGGTAATATATTAAAATCGTTGTTTATTAACAATATTACCGTGGGAATTTCGTCTAGAGGAATGGGTTCAGTAAAGCCGTTGGGTGAAGGAACTGTCGAAGTTCAAGACGATTTTGAGTTATTATGTTGGGATTTCGTTTCAACACCATCAACTCAAGGTGCATTTATGCGCCCTGTTGGAACAATGAATGAAAGCTACAACCCATCAACCAAAACATACACCAAATATACCAAAGTGAACCAATTAATCTCAGAAATTATTTGCTCTCAGACAGGTATATGTTGCATAAGATAATACCCCCTCTGTAGATAGGTATCACAGAGCCGACCCAGCCCCGTAAGGCTGGGTTTCATTTTTTTCGCTTTGTGATATCTTTATATATTTATACACATCCCCATATAGGATCATCAATATCCTATCACAATATAATTACAATCCTTATATTACTTTTCTAATAAGTAATCAAGTCAAAAAAAGGAGAAATTCAAAATGACAAATCAAGAATTATTTAAGCAAGCAATTGCTGATGCTAAAGCTGTTCGCGACGCTGCAGTAGCAAACGCAAAAGCCGCTCTTGAAGAAACTTTCACTCCTAGGATTATGGCTATGCTTTCTACCAAATTAAATGAAATGGAAGAAGACTTAGAAGAAGATCTAGAAGAGAAGAAAGTTGAAGAAGGAGACATTGAAGAATACGGTGATGAACACGCTGTATCTGCAAAAGACGCTTTAAAAGACAAAAAAGAAGGCGTTGAAGAAGAAGGTTATGAAGCCGGAAAACAAAAACCTGAAATTGAAGAAAAGGTGGAAGAAGAAGGCTACGAAATGGAAGAAGGTGACCTTGAAGAAATTGACCTTGACGAAATCTTAGCTGAACTAGAATTAGAAGAAGGCGAAGACATGGAAGAAGCTAAAAAAGAAGATTTAGACGAAGCCGTGGAAGAAGATTTAGAAGAAGGCGATGACATGGAGGAAGCTAAAAAAGAAGAAGAAGATACTGTTGAGGAATTAACAGTAGACGAACTTAAAGACATTATCCGTGACGTTGTTTCTAGCGTAATGGGTGGTGGCGAAGAAGCCGGCGAAGAAGAAGTTGGCGGAGAAGAAGATGAAGAAGAAGCTATGGAAGAAATTGTTGACTTAGAAGAAGTTTTAGCTTATCTTGATGAAAATAAAGATAAAGACGAAGACGACGAAGAAAAAGACAAAATTAAAGAAGAATTAGACGAAGCAATTCAAGTTATTAAGACTTTAAAACAAGAACTTAATGATGTTAATTTGTTAAACGCTAAGAATCTTTATGCAAACAAGCTTTTCAAAGCAAGTTCATTATCTGAAGCTCAAAAAGTAAAAGTTATTAGTTCTATTGACAAAGCTAAAAATGTTAAAGAAGCTAAGACTATTTACGAAACTTTAAAAGAAAACTTTAGCGCTAAAAAATCAAGCATTAAAGAATCTATTGGTTTCGCTTCAAAAGCAGCTGGTGTTGCACCAAAACAACCAATCGTTGAAGGTGATTCTGCAATTCGTAGAATGCAACAATTAGCTGGTATTATAAAATAACAAACAAAACAAATAAAAACTTATTAAAAAATGAGTACTGTTCAATCATTAATCGAATCTGCTAACCCATGGCAGTCTATGCAATCTGACGCTCAGCGTCTTGCTGGAAAATGGGGCAAGTCAGGTTTGTTAGAAGGTCTTAAAGAACAAGACAAAACAAACATGGCGACAATGCTTGAAAACCAAGCAAAACAATTAGTAGTAGAAGCTTCTCAAACAGGTACTGGTGGTACATTCACTCCAGGTACTGGTGAGCAATGGGCTGGTGTAGCGTTACCGTTAGTACGTAAAGTATTCGGTCAAATCGCTGCTAAAGAGTTCGTTTCTGTTCAACCAATGAGCTTACCTGCTGGTTTAGTGTTCTATCTTGATTTCCAATATGGAACTAACAAATTACCTTTCTCTCAAGGTAACTCTATTTACGGTACACCAAGTGCTAACTTCGGTAACTTAGCTGAAGGTGGTTTATATGGTGCTGGCCGTTTTGGTTACTCAACTAACCAATTCTCAGCTTCAAACGCAACTGTAGCTTCTACAGCTACTGCTACTTGGGCTGAAGTTGATTTTGATTCAGCTGTATCTGGTACTGTACAAGCATCAAATATGGTTAAAATCACTTTCGCTACTGGTTCTATTAGTTCTAACCTTGATGTTAATGGTATCCGTGCTTTTGAATTAAGTGGTTCAGCTGTTGTATCTCCTGTTACAACTTTAACTCAATTCACTTCTATTGATGGTGGTAACCTTAGCTTCTTCGTTAGTGGTTCTAACAAAGCTGCTGTTGACGCTGTAACTGGTTCTATCACTGTATTCTACAACAAGAAAACTGCTGATAATGCTCGTGGTGATTTTGAAGATGGTCAATCATATTCTACACCAAACGCTCAAAGTGCAACTTCAATCGCTATTCCTGAAATTAACGTTCAGTTAAGAAGTGAAACTATTGCTGCTAAAACTAAAAAGTTAAAAGCACAATGGACTCCAGAATTCGCACAAGACTTAAACGCTTACCAAAACTTAGATGCTGAAGCTGAATTAACTTCTATGTTATCTGAGTACATTTCATTAGAAATCGACTTAGAAATCTTAGATATGTTAATCCAAAATGCTCCTACTTCTGAAGTTTGGTCTGCAAAAGTTGGTAACCAATTAGATGCTTCTGGTGTTGCTTTCCAAAGCAATACAAGTGGTGTTTACTACACTCAAATGACTTGGTTCCAAACTTTAGGTATCAAATTACAAAAAGTATCTAACACAATCCATCAAAGAACTTTAAGAGGTGGCGCTAACTTCATGGTTGTAAGCCCTGCAGTTGCTACTATCTTAGAATCTATTCCTGGATTCGCTGCTGATACTGACGGTGCTGCTGATACTATGAAGTATGCATTCGGTGTTCAGAAAGTTGGCCAATTAAACAGCCGTTACAAAGTTTATAAGAATCCTTATATGCTTGAAAACGTAATCTTAATGGGCTTCCGTGGTAACCAATTCTTAGAAACTGGTGCCGTTTATGCTCCATACATTCCATTGATCATGACTCCATTAGTGTACGACCCAGCTACCTTCACTCCAAGAAAAGGTATCATGACTCGTTACGCTAAGAAAATGGTTCGTCCTGAATTCTATGGTATCGTTAAGGTTGCTGATTTAAACATTGTCTAAGTTAGCTGACTTATAACAGTCATAAAATTGAGACTCAAGCGCAAGCTTGGGTCTCTTTTTTTATATTTATATTATATGATTATATTTGAAGAAATACCATGGTTCCAATTCCAACGAATACCAAGTATCAACAAACTTCCTTTACAAGAGCAAGTTCGCAAATATAGAGAATATATGCTTGATTTACACTATGCTAGAGAACAATGGATGGTTCAACAGCATGAAGGAAAATCAAGAACAATTATTTCTCAAGACTTTCTTCAACAAGAAGATTTATATTATATCTTACAAGAAGATGGATCTAAAATATACGTAACAGTCGAAATATAATTTTATGCCCGATTTACCAATATCAGGACTACCTGAACTTTTAACACCATCACCAACAGATGTATTCGCTATTGTTAATAATAGTATAACTAAAAAAACTACAGTACAAGCTATAGGTACTGCTGTATATAATCAAATTTCACCAGTATTAGTAACTACTAGTTCATTTAATAATTTTACTCAATCGTATAATAATACTACTAGTTCATTTGGTGTTACTCCTTATTATGGCTCATTTTTTCATACAGCATCTATAAATCTTTCTGTAACTAATACCTTATACTCAGCATCATTTAATACAACAGATTTTTCTAATGGAGTAAGTATTAGTGGATCTAATCAAGATAAAATTAAAATAGCTAATACAGGAATTTATAACATTCAATTTTCAGCACAATTTGATAAAACAAATAGTGCTAATGCTACTGTTTATGTATGGTTAAGAAAAAATAATACTGATATTCCTATTACTAATACTGGTTTAACATTAGGTGGTGGTACAAATGACGCCTCTGTAGGTGCTTGGAATTTTTTCGTATCAGCTTCTTCTAATGATTATTATCAATTAATGTTTGGTGCTACAGATGATAATGTACGGATATTATATAATGTTCCTCCAATAGGTCCTGCTGTACCATCAATTATATTGACAGTTAATAGAGTAGGTTAATATTTATATTAAATACAGTTACATGCGTGAACCTAATCGTGAAAGAAAAAACGATATTAAGATTATTAATGCCGTTCAGTTAAATGAAGAGCAAAAAGAAGCAAAGAGATTAATCGTTGAAAATCAAATAGTGGTTATAACAGGTAGAGCAGGTAGTGGTAAGTCATTAGTGTGTGCTCAAGCCGCGTTAGATTTCCTTAAGAAAAAACAAATAGAGTGTATATATAATACACGCGCCGCTGTTGAAGTAGGTAAGTCATTAGGATTCTTACCTGGTGATATTAATGGTAAGTTTGACCCATATATGGAAGCTTTACTAGAAAATTTAAATAAATGCTGCTCTGATAAAAAAGAAATCGCCAAACTAGTCGAAGAGAACAAAATTAAAGCATTACCAGTCCAGTTCATCCGTGGTAAAACCATTGATGATATATTAATTGTTGAAGAAGCACAGAACTTAACCAAAGGTGAAATGCTAGCTATATTAACACGCTTAGGTAAAAGCGGTAAAATTGTCATTAATGGTGATAATGAGCAAACTGATATTAAGTCAGTTACCGGTGAAATTAATGGTTTAAGTTATGTTATTGAATTGTCTAAAAAAATCGAGGAAATTAAGTGGATTAAATTGAAAGAAAACCACCGCTCTGATTTGGTAGGTAAATCT